AATTTACAGCAAACCGAACTCAAACAGTTGTCTGGAACATCTTTAACAGATCCTATAATTCTCGGATATCTGAATGAGGCCATACTTGAATTGCACAAGCGATTCAACCTTTGGCAAGATGAGGCTGTAATTACTCATGCCACAGGCGTTACCAGTTACGCACTGGACGGTGTCGATGTCAATGTTGCTATCGATCTCAGTGACAAAATATTACTTGTTGTCACTGATGCCATCGATTACCTGGGCGTTGAACAGAATTTGAATGATGAAGATGATGACTTTGGAGTCGTCACACCGAAATACAATATTGTGGAATATGCATTGGAAGAGCTGGTTGTAGGATCAGACTTCAGCATTTTATTCCGTGCGTCCCCGATCGCTATGACAACTGTCGGAGATACAATCGATTTAACACCAGCCTTATTTGAAGCCATGTACTTTTACGTTGGTTTCAGAGCTCATGTTTCGCAGAGAGGCCGGAAGGAAGATGAGAACCATACTCACTTCGAACGATTTATCAATGCCTGTGACCGGGTTGAGGCTAAAGGTCTCGTTGTTGCAGAAAGCCTGATAGCCCATAAATTTGCAGGCTTAAACTATCCTTGGGTCTAAGTTGTGGCCAAAAAACTTCCTTCAATTCTCACGGCTAAGAGACTAAACGCACCTTCCCCGTTTTCTTATGTTGATCATACACATGACGATTTTCCGCCAGTAGTAGCGGACATAACAGCGCGTGATGCCTTCGCGGTAGACCGGAGGTATGAAGGCGTAATAGTATATGTTCAATCCGATCAAACCACTTACCAGCTCCGCGGTGGAGTAGCTAATTCAAATTGGATCACCCTGGTCACAGTAACCGGGGTTGCCAGCCACACGACTCTCGGCGACATAGGAACAAATTCTCACGTAGCTATAGATAGCCATATTGCTGACGCTACTCTTCATTTCACACAGGCTGCGATCAGTATTACCGAGTCGCAGATCTCAGATCTACAGGCGTATTCTTTACCATCGCATAATCATGATGCCACGTACCTGGGGATTGCTGCCCCTTCTGCTTCAACAAACGCTTTAGAAAGTTTAACCTCGACTGTAAATGTATCGCTTGCAGCTGAGCCTTTGGCCGGCCAGGTTCTTATGGCCGTTGATTGTGATACTGCAACCTGGCAGTTCGTATCTGGCGCCGGCGGTGCAGGTGATATTGTCCAGACCGGGTCCCCGGCAAATACCTACGTAGCTTACTTTACTGCGGACAAGAACCTCAGTGGCGATGCCGGAATGACATGGATCACAGCTTCGGCTCGTTTAAATATAACAGGAATTAATCCGGTAATACGACTTCAAGACAGCAACAGTACTGGCGTTACTATGCTGAATCTAATTGAATTTTACGACAGCACCGTACTAATTGGGGAAGTTGGGTATATAACCGGCGCTGCTGGAGATCTATCCTTAAAAAATACTGTAGGCGATATACAGCTCGATACGAATGGCACTGCCAACGTAATAATCAGCGGCAACGGTGATCTTGATATTGGTGGCTACTTGATAGGTTACGCCGGCTTACCATCCGATGGAGATTTCTTAACCTGGGTCACTGCTAATAGCAGAGCAGAGTTTGTAACACCAACAGTAGTTTCTGCAACCGGGACCCCGGTAGATAATCAAATCGCCGTATTCGACAGCGTCAATACAATAGTAGGTGATGCCAATTTTCTCTGGACCGGAACCGTATTTACGGCTGACGGCCTTGTGTATAACTCCGCCAATGACCAACTAACTCTTGGCAGCGCTGACCTACAAGTTCCGGGTTTAGTGATTAATGGATCTGCCACAGCGTCCCCATTTGTAAACCTGCAGCAGAACAGCGTAACGATAGCATCATTCAGATATGATGATGCTGATACTCGTCTTGAGGTATCGAGCGCATCTGATAATATTGCGATCCGGCCCGGTAATGTGGATATGCTAGTCGTGACTTCGGCCCTTACCACCTTGAGTTCACCGTTGACAGTTACTGGTTATATTGAGGCTGGAACCGAGATACTATTCACCGAGATGGCCGACCATGTGTTTACACCGGTCGCAGGCAGAGGTATAGTCTGGCTCAGAGATGACGCCAATGGCAATAAACTAATCTTCTCAGATGATGAGGATGTTGATTGGGTACTTAATACAGAAGGCGGCAGTTTGACACAAACCTTATTACTGATGGGAGGCTAAATGGCTACACAACTAAAACCACTAGGACAATCAGCTCCCTTAGCAGCGACGTTAACAACACTGTATACTGTACCGGCATCAACTCAAGCGGTTGGTTCAACACTGATAGTTGCCAATCGCTCGAACATAGCTACTTCATTCAGAATAGCTGTAAGACCATTAGGTGCTGTTGTATCAAATGAAATGTATTCATTTTATGATATACCAATACCGGGCAATGATAGTTTTGCTGCTACAATCGGGCTGAGTTTACAGGCGACAGACGTCGTGAGCGTGTATGCCACATTGGCAACACTCTCGTTTCAATTATTTGGCCAGGAGATAACCTAATGGCATTAGGATTTACAAGAGACTTTCTGGTAATCCAGGATGAGCTTTCAGATACCGATCTGGATACACGTATCCGAGTCGAATCAGTTGCAGATGAAGACATTATTCGAGTTGACGTAGGAGACAGCCCTGTAGGTTATGGGGCAGTTTCAGATATTTTACTACTCTCAGCATCTGCATTTACCCTGGCCATGGGTACTGCTAACGTGGTGGCAACAGCCGGCGCACCTGTAAGCATAACTGCAGGTTCCGGGAACACGAGTGGAGACGGTGGTGACATTACCCTAACTGCAGGTACGAGCCCGAGCGGCTCGGCTGGATCTGTTGTTCTACCTGATCAAACTGCTCCCTCGGTAACAACTAACAAAATATACGCTGTTGGTGGATCTCTTTTTTGGAATGGCGTAGACCTAACTGGTGCCGCTGTAGGATATTTAGTTCTGGACGGCAGCGGTAATGTTGTTGGAACCGATACTACTTATTCCGGCTCAGGAGATCACAATCTCTTAATGCTTACCAATGCTGGTGATGCCCTCACCACTGGCATAGACAATATCGCAATCGGCGAAGACGCCCTTGGCGGCGCATCCTCTGCAGATAGCACTGTAGCTATAGGTTTTGGCGCAGGCCGGGGAATTACAACCGGCAATTATAATATCGCTATTGGACATCTCGCTATTGGCCGCGCAACACCAATCGCTACCGGAGCTGACAACGTTGCTATTGGCCGTTCTACATTACTCGATATACGAGCTGGTACTGTCGGCAATATCGCAATAGGTGCTTTGGCTGGTACTGCTGTACAAGATGGAAACTACAACATAATGATCGGCGAAGGTGCAGGTCAAGCATTAACTGACGGTAACAATAATATACTTATGGGCCAAGGAGCAGGATCAAGTCTAACCACAACTCAATCAATTCAAAATATTATTATGGGTGAAGGAGCTGGAGATAACTTATCTGGTTCTGCTCAAGGTAATATTATTATGGGAGCTGATGCAGGTTCAAAACTGATTGCGTTAGCCACACACAATATAATCATTGGTGAAGATTCTGTAGGTGGTGTTGCAGCGTCTGCCACTTTCACTGGTACTCGTAATATTGTTATTGGTATCGGCGCGTTTACACAAGGTACGTTAACCAGTGCATTCCGAAATACCATAATTGGGTATACAGCAGGAACAAGATTCAATACGGATTCACAGTTCAACGTTGCAATAGGTAACGCAGCTGGTCCAAGTACTGTTGCTTCATATAGCAATCAATTGTGGATTCACAATACATTTTCAGACACTCCGCTCATTAAAGGTCACTTCACAGATCGGCTCCTAACCATAAACGGTGACTTCGTTGTCGTCGGAAATGCTTCAGCCACCCCAGTAGATAGTTCAATTACTGCCGCTGCTGGTACTGGCACTGCTACTGGTGCTGCACTAAATCTTACTGGCGGAGCTTCTGGTAATGGTTTAACTGGTGACGGTGGTGATATAGCCATAACGGCTGGTTCATCGGTAGCAACAAATGGTAGCGGTGCAGACATTACCTTAACAGCCGGAGTCGGGGCTGGCTCAGGTTCAGCCGGCTCAATTGTCATTCCAAACCAGACAGCTCCGACTGTTACAACAAATAAATTATATTCTGTTGCAGGTGCTCTCACCTGGAATGGTACAGACTTGACCGCAGGCGGCGGCGGGGATGCTATTGCCGACGCAGACGCTGATACCCAAATTCAAGTCGAAGAAACTGCTGACGAAGATATCATACGCTTCGATACAGGCGATAATATAACCGGATTCCCAGCAGCAGCGAATATGTTGCTTATCTCTTCTGGACAATTCACATTAGCACTTCCCACAGCTAACGTAGTAGCCACAGCTGGTGCTCCTATCAGTTTAACCGCTGGCACAGGTAACACTTCTGCAGCTGGTGGAGCATTATCACTAACCGCTGGTGCTGGTGGCGCAAGTGGTGATGGCGGTGCGATTAATCTTACTGCTGGCGCAGGTGCTGGAGTATCTGATTACGGCGGTAACATTAGTATTACAGCCGGTGTTGGTCAGTACCAAGCGGGCAGTGTTACCATAACCGGTGGTGCCGGTGCTGTTACTGGTTATGGCGGAAATGTATCTCTAATAGGTGGTCTTGGAGCTACCAATGGGTCCTACGACGGTGGCACTGCCACTCTTCAAGGCGGTAACGCTGCTGGTAGCCCTGGAGATACTGTAGTAGCAGGAGGCTCTTCGCTTGGAGCGTCAGCTGCTGGCGGTACGGTTGCTGTAACGGGTGGAGTATCTCAAGGAGGTGGTGGTGCTGGTGGTGCAGTTAGCATAACTGGTACCCCAGGAGCAGGCAGCAGCTCGGCCATAGGTGGTGCTGTTACTATACAGTCTGGTAATGGTGGTTCAGGTGGCGGTGGTGCTGGTGGCGTTGTTACTATAACGACAGGCGGCGGCACAACAACTGCTAATGCTGGAGCATTAACCATATCAACTGGTGCGGGTGGTGCTACATCAGGATCTGGTGGAGCTCTATCTTTGACTGCGGGATCAGGTGGTGCTGGCGCTACAGGTGACGGAGGCGATCTTAATATAACCGCCGGTAATTCAGCAGCCACAAACGGTGGTGGTGGTGATATTACATTAACAGCTGGAACTGCTACGGGATCAGGTTCAACTGGTGCAATTGTAATTCCAAATCAAACAGCACCTGGAGTCACAACAAACAAATTATATTCTGTCGCAGGCGCTCTTACATGGAACGGAACAGATTTAACAGCTGGAGCAGGCGGTGCATTAGCAGACGCCGATGGTGACACACAAATTCAGGTAGAAGAAGGCGCAGATGACGATACTATTCGTTTCGATACTGGTGATACTCCAACAGGATATGGGGCCGAAACAGACTTACTAATTATTTCGTCTGCTCAATTTACATTAGCCTATGGTGTAGCTGGTAGTATTGCGACAAAAGGTGCAAGCATTAGTATGACAGCTGGTGCGGGCAACTCTTCTGGCCATGGTGGTGATATAACTTTTACTGGTGGTGCATCTGGTAGCTCAACTGCTGATGGTGGAGATGTATCTCTATTAGCTGGAACAGGAGCAACTGGAGTTGAAGGTGGTAATATAATACTAACTGCTGGCCTCGGAGGTAGTCCGGGTGGTGGAAAAGGCGGTGACGTAACCATAACCGCCGGGCTAACACAAGCAAGCGCTATAGCTGGTGGTGGAATCTCCTTAACCTCTGGAGCAGGTTCAGACACTTCAAATGGTGGAGCAATAACTCTTACAGCTGCTGACGGTGGAGCTGGTGCAACTGGCAATGGCGGAGCAATTTCAGTAATCTCTGGTGATTCAGCAAGTACAAATGGTAATGGTGGTAATATTGATATCACAGCCGGTGACCTTACTGGATCCGGTGTATCAGGTACTATATCGTTGAATGTAGGCACACTTGATGGAATAGTAGTCACTGAGTTAAATAATCAAGTACTAATCGCATACGACACAGACCTTGCTATAACAGCATTTGCCACAGGCGGACAAACTAATGCAGTACAGCTCGATGCAAATTATAGTGTTATCACTGTATCAGCTGCAGATACTGATTCTGTAAAACTACCCTTAGTTTTTCTAGTAGGAACATTAATGGTGGTTAAGAACGATGACGCTGCTCAAGCTATCGACATATTCCCAGGACTGGGAGATGACTTAGGCGCCGGTATTAACACTGCTGTTTCTTTAGCTTTCGGAAATACAGCTATATTCTTAGCCACTGCTGCTAATGCAACATGGACTCAATTACTTTAAACTGGGCCGTAGGTGATAACAGCGATAAAGCTTTAGAACCAAGGCTCTTGGACCTATCTGTCAGAAAAATTGTGTGGCTAGATATAAAAAGGTTAATTGCTCTTATTCACCAGAGGCGAGGATTTGCGGTTAACCACGTACCCCAAGTAAAAGAGTACTGGAAATCTGGAGGATGGATGGACCCATCTGAGATAAGAGGGTTTTCAAAGAAAGGCGATTTAATAGTTGAAGGTAAGAATCGCCTGGCAGCTGCATTAGAATTAGGCGAAACACACTCTCCGTTTTCAGTACCACTCGATATTGCCGAGGATTTCCTTGAAAAGTATCATAGTATAGTTTAGTATACCGCTCGATGACTTACCAACCTAACCGGAGTAATCCATGAAAAAAGATAGACCTATGAAAATCCAGGCATCACTTATCGTCAGCGCCGTTGGCGTCCTCAAGGCAATCGACACCACAGACATGAAACTCTCTACCTCCTACAAGGTGAAGACAGTCCTGGCTGCATGCCAGTTGGCAGTGGAAGATTTCGAAGCCAAGCGTGTCAAAATGGCTGAGAAGCACGGCACGCTGAGTGAAGACAAGTCGCATTACGAATTCACGAAGGACGGTAGCAATGAAGCATTCCAGAAGGAAATGCAGTCTGTCCTCGACGACAAAATTGAGATGAATGTTAACAAAATCCCTTTCGAGTTACTCGACGACTACATCACCATCGCACCGGCCAACGTTCAATTCGTTGAATGGTTCATAAGCGGTCTCGAAGCCTAATGGGTGATCTTACCGCCAACCTGTCACGCCACGAGTTCGCATGCAAATGCGGCTGTGGCTTTGACACCGTCGACATAGCCCTGGCACATATTCTCCAGGATACAGCTGACTACTTCTATCACGCCAGGCCGCCAAGCGTGCAGAGAGTCTCGATCACGATAAACAGTGGTTGCCGCTGCCGAGAGCACAACCTAGACGTTGGTGGATCAGTGAACTCCAGGCACATGGACGGGAACGCTGCTGACTTCAAAATCAAATACGTCATGAACGATGGCCAAAAGATGCAAGTCCACCCGGACAAAGTTGCTTCTTACCTGGATACCAAGTTCAAAAAGAAGTATGGCATCGGACAGTACAGAGGCCGTACCCACTTCGACACCAGCTCTTCGGGGCGCCGTAGATGGGATAAAAGACTCTCATGAGCAGAAAATTCTTCATAGCAATCAGCATGGAGGCCATAGCTACATTAGCTCTCTTTGCTGACAAACTGGATGGTGGTGAGTTCGTGATGCTCGCTGTCGCTATCTTAGGTATCTATGGGTACCACAATGTTAACGCTCTCAAGGCGGGGGAGAAGTGAAAACACTACACTTCATAGCGGGGTTCCCTCGAGCCGGCTCAACCTTATTGTGCAATATCCTGAATCAGAACCCTCGATTCCACGCAACTTCAACCTCCGGGATACTGGAGATTGTGCTCGCTATCCGGAATCAATGGGAGAATGTGACCGCTTTTGCGGCCTCACCCAACAAGGAAGGAAAAACCCAGGTGATGAGGGGAATCCTTAACAGTTATCACGAAGAGGTCGAGCGGCCAGTGGTATTTGATAAGTCTCGAGGTTGGGTTGGCAAAATAGATCTTGCTGAGCACCTCCTCGGGGCTAGAGTCAAAATCTTGGTTCCTGTTCGGTCGATCGTAGATATACTTGCTTCATTCGAAAAACTGTATCGTGCAAATGCTCATGACTGGGAGTTCCCACAAGAAAAAACAAATTATCATGCCTGGCAGACAATGGAAGGCCGAGCCAATGTCTTGATGCAAGATAACCAGCCAGTAGGTTTAGCCTATAATCAGATCCGTGATTCACTGGATCGAGGATTTGAAGGCCGTATGCATCTGGTAGAATTCGAAGACTTAACATGTGATCCTAAAGAAACTATGGCAGAAATATATAAGTTTCTTGATGAGGACCTATTCGAACACGATTTCAATAACGTGGAGCAAGTCACCCATGAGAACGACGATATTCATGGTATACCTGGTCTCCACACAATACGCCCTAAAGTAGAGCCAGTAGTTGTTAATGCCGCTGGGCTTATAGGGAATAATGCATTTAACCAGTATTATGATGCACAATTTTGGAGACACAAAGATGATAACTAAAGGATTACTTGCCGGTGTTGTAGCCATGGGGCTACTTGCCTGGTTCTTCTACACTGCTAACCTGCAGTTGAAAAATGACCTTCAAGTGGCTATTATTAAAGTAGAAGCTGCTGAAACTTCGTTGCGTACAGCGCAACAGGAGAAAGAGCTGGTTGATATACAGCTAAAACAGTTTGCTGCAAAGACTGCGGTTATAGAGATGGAACGTAATCAAGCCAGGCTCGAGGTCAATAAGATGCGTGACCTGTTCCAAGACCACGATTTTGCTAAGCTAATAACGAGAAAGCCTGGCCTAATTGAAAATTTAATGATCAAGAAAACTCAGGAGGTGTTCGATGAAATTGAAACTCTTACTGCTCCTTAGCGTATTCCTGATCTCCAGTTGTGCGATGTTTCGCCCAGATGTGGTCGTAAAGACCAAACTGGCCTATACCAAAGTTCAGTGCCCGGATTACCCGTCTCCTGATGGTATTCGTATGCTCCCGGCTAAACCCAGAGCCATATTTGATACGGATGGTTTAGCCTGGGTAGGTTTCACTCCACGAGACTATGAACACCTTGGAATCAATAACCAGGAATTTATTCGGTATATCAAATCACAAAAAGGACAGACAAAGTATTATCGAGACTGTATACTCGACTACAATGTAGAAATTGAACGGCTACAGGATCTAGAGAATTCAAACAATGAGTGAAGGGTTAGCAAATATGGATAATATTACAACTGCCGTTGTGTCAACTAGCTATGGCGTTTCCATAGGTACCACGTTTTTAGGGCTAACAGTCGACCAGTGGGGTATAGCCGCCGCCGTAGTTGGTATCATCGGTGTTTGTGCCACATTTGCATTCACCGCCTGGTTCAAAATGAAATACGGAAGATAGTGTATGCCTATAGGTGACGAATTTACAGGTGAAGGCGGTGGTATAGCCGATGCTAAGACCATCGATAATACTGGCGTACCAAAGAAGCCTACCAAAGCACAAATCTTAAAAGATTTTAAAGCGGACATGAAAGCCGCTGATTGCTTGCGCCTGGAGATGGTTGCCAAGGTTGAAACCTGGAGAGACTACTACAACGGCGAATTGTACGGCAATGAGCAGTCTGGAAAGTCATGTATCGTATCTCGAGACATTAAACGCCAGGATGAGTGGCAGCATGCCTCCATCAAGGATCCTTTCGTAGCAGATCCTGATATCGTCAAATGTCAGCCGGTCACCTTCGAAGACCGTGCAGCTGCACAGCAAAACGAGTTAGTTCTTAACCAACAGTTCACCCGTCACTTCAACCGTTATAAATACATGACGGATGTCGTCAAGCTTTACTACCAGGAAGGTACGGTTATCTCCAAAACCAGCTGGGACTACGAAGACGAAATAGTTGAAGAAGAGGTTCCCGTATTCGGCCTAGACTTGACAGGTCAACCCACACAGATTGGTACCAAAGAAGTCAAGCGTATCAATGTTCTCGTCAATAAACCACATGTACAAGTTTGCCGTCTCGAAGACATATTCCTGGACCCGACATCAGAAGGTGATATGAATAAAGCTCAGTTCGTAATTCATCGTTATGAAACTGACTTATCTACATTACGCAAATCTGGTAAGTACAAAAACCTCAACAAGCTGGCTCGTAATATAGCCGGTAAAAACGACAGTGCGGCATTTGACTCTGAAGACTTTGATCCGGAAGACGAGAGCGAATTCGTATTCGAAGATGAGCCCAGAAAGAAAATCGTGGTATATGAATACTGGGGTAATTACGATGTCGACGGTGATGGAGTTGCTGAGCCAGTAGTATGTACTTGGGTCAACGACATTATTATCCAGCTAGAGTCGAATCCTTACCCGGATCAGGACCTTCCGTTCCTGATTCTGATGAACAACAGCACGCCATTCAAGATCTACGGCGAAGCTGCTGCTGAACTGATTGGTGATAATCAGAAGATAAATACTGCCATTAAACGCGGTATCATAGATAACATGGCCAATTCGAACAATGCCCAGAAGGGTATACGAACTGGCGCCCTGGATCCGATCAACAAGAAGCGCTTCCTGAACGGCAAGAACTTCGAATTTAACGGTAACCAGCAAGATTTCTTCGAAGGGAATTACAACGCTATTCCTCAAAGTGTGTTCGCCGTCATGGAGCAGAACAACAACGAAAACGATTCGATGCTTGGCGTCAAAGCTTTTACTGGAGGTATACAGGGAGCATCTCTTGGATCTACGGCTCGAGCTGCCAGCGGTGTACTTGATGCGGTAAACGTCCGTAGATTAGATATCGTCCGCAACATTGCCGAAAACCATATAAATCCTCTGATGCGCAAATGGATGTCTTACAACAGTGAGTTCCTTGGCGAAGAGGAAGTAGTCCGGATTACCAACGATGAATTCGTTCCTGTAAAACGTGACGACCTTAGAGGTGAGATCGACATTAAGATTGAAGTGTCAACTGCAGAAGACAACTCCTCTAAAGCACAGGAGCTCAGCTTCTTGCTGCAGACTCTCGGCCAAGGCATGGACCAGGGAATGCGGAACCTGCTGATGGCCGAGATCGCCAAACTGCACAGAATGCCTGACCTATCCAAGGCAATGGAAACCTTCGAGCCGAAACCTGACCCCTTCGCTGAGAAGATGAAGGAACTCGAGGTCATGAAGGTCGAGTCTGAAATCGCTGAACGTAATTCCAGGACCCGTGAGAACGAGGTCGATATGATCAATAAAGAAACTCAGGCCATGCTCAACCAGGCCAGGACTCGTCAGTTGCTGGCGGATACAGACCTCAAGGATCTTGAGTTTACCAATATAGCCGACGGTACGAAGCATGCTCGAGAAGTAGATCTGAAAAGAATTGACCACAAAGCTGTCATGGATAAAGCCCAGTCAGACAACTTCACCAAGATTGCGATCGAGGCAAATAAGCCTCAGCCAGCAAAATAATATTTGACTGAATGGTATACTTTAATATATGATTTAGCCGCTTTACTTCAAAACTAACCACAGGAACTCTATTATGAGCAATTCTGAACAAGAACAGATCGAACTCGAAACCCGCTCCCTCGAACACGCCGTAGTAATGGGCGAAGCCTGGAACCGACTCCAACGTAACTCTGACTTCAAAAAAGTCATCCTTAAAGGTTACTGTGAATCTAAGGCCATGGCCTCTGTTTCACTCCTGGCAGTACCTCAGATTAAAGAAAAAGGCCATCGTCCAGATGTAATGGAAGATTTGGTTGCTATCTCAAACCTGCAGTACTACTTCAAAATCATCGAACATGAGTATGAAGGCGCTACAAGCCCCATCCTCTCCGATGAAGAAGAAGAGGAAATAGCCCGGCTTGAAGCTCAGGAAAATATCGATGCAGCCGGTGGAGTGAACTAAGATGCCTAAACCAGAACTTACTGACGAAGAAATCGCCGACGACATCATGAATAATGATAAGGAGCCTCTCGAAGCACTTCGTGATATCCGCCGTGAAGAAGGTGTGGCCGAAGAAGATTTGCCACCCCTGGAGTCAGAAGTTCTGGTTGACGTCCTTGATGATAAGGATGACAAAAAGGACGATGACGAGGAATTGGATGCCTTAAAACCTGGTGATGCAGATGATGAAAACCTGGAAACGGATGAAAAAGACGAGCTGACTGGCGATGCCAAGGCTGCGAAGGAAGCCGCGGATATAGCCGATGCTGCCATTGAAACTGCTAACAAAGCAGCGAACAAGGCGGCAGGTGTCGACGATGAAGGCAACCCTTTAACAGATGAGCAGATTGCGGAAGACGCCAAATCTGATGAAAAAGCGGACGATAAGGAAGAAGAGCCGACCGGAACCCGTACATTCAAAGCCAATAACCAGGACTTCACCTTCACTGACGAAGAAATACTCGAGCAGTTCGAGACTGTCTTTGGCCAGGCCATGAATTACACCCAAAAAATGCAGAAGATCGCTCCGTACCGGAAAATGATCTCTGCTCTGGAGCAGGAAGGCATCACACACGATAGCCTGAACCTGGCCATAGATGCGCTTAAAGGCGACAAAGGTGCCATCAAAAAACTGTTGGAAGTGGCCAAGGTAGATGCGTATGACCTGACCAAAGACGAAGACGACGAAGCTCCGTACATACAAACTAATTACGGAAAAAATGAAACACAACTGGATATTGAGGAAATAACTGGTAAGATACAAAACGATAAGGAGTTCAAAATCACTACGGATGTCATTGACAACCAGTGGGATGATACTTCTCGAAGGATGATTGCAGAGAATCCGAACATGATAACGGGGCTGCATAACGATATCGTAAATGGTGTGTATGATAAAGTAGCACCAGCTGCGATGAAAATGAAAGTGCTTGATGGAAATTCCAAGTCTGACATTGAATACTACATGCTTGCAGGCGAACAACTTAGGCTCAAAGTAGAGGCCCTCCACAAAGAGAAGGAAGGCCAAAACAAAGTAGACGAGCTTAACTCGGACGCACAATCAGCAGATTCAAAGTTTGATAAGGCATCATCTGAAGCCGAAAAAAAGCGGGCTGCCTCCTCTTCTAGAACAAGAGCAGACCGCAAAGGTGTCATCGATTATTTAGACGATGACGATGAAGCTTACGAAGCCTGGTATAAAGAAAAAATCGGGTCTTCAATTTAATTAAACTTTGATTAGGAGGCTATTATGGCCGTTACAAACTTTTATGGTGTAACTTCCCGTGCGACAGGCGACTCGACACACGGACAGAACACTGTCATTCATTACTACGACAAAGCTGGTGTCAAAGCCGCTAACGCAATTGCTGTGTACGCACAGTTTGCAGATCGTAGATCCATGCCCCTTAAAATGGGTACCACTTACAAAGTCTCGAAGTGGCTGCACATCTTCGATCGGTTAACCACTGATCCTGATTTCGCTGCTAAAGGCTACTTGCAAGCCCGGAACATCGTTGATGTTTCTACCGGCCTGGTCGGTGCAGAGCTTGCTGAAGGCGATGGAGCTGTTAACAAGCAGAACATCACCAAAGTAACTATCCAAACTGATTTCGCGCGTTATGGCGAAATGATTGACTTCACCGACGAAGTCGATATGTTCGCAGAGGACATGGTACAGGTACATTACCGCGAAGAGCTTGGCCTCCTGGCTAACCGCAGAGCGGAAGATCTGATCCAGCTCGACATGCTCACCACTACCAACATCGTTTTCGTTGGTGCTGCTGCAGCTATCGAAGATTTGGGTGATGACCTTGGTGACTTGCAAGCCGGCGTAGATGGCGACAATGATGGCCTGGCTAAAGTTAGCTATGACCTGATTCGTACCGCTACCAAGAAGCTGGTTCGTAACCGTGCTCAGAAGAACACTTCAATCGTTACTGGTTCTACCAAGATTGATACTCGCGTTATCAACAAAGCTTTCTACGCCATAATCGGCGCAGAAGTGAAATTCGACCTGGAAGATGTTGTTCGTGCTACTGGCACAACTTCAGCTGACAGCACCGAGTATGCTTATATTCCGGCATACAAATACGCTGATGCCACTAACCTGGCTGAAGGCGAAGTTGGTGCAATGAACGATGTTCGTTTCATTGAGTCTGAATCTGCTGTTATCTATGAAGGCGCTGGCGGGTTAACTCCCTCTACTGTCGTTCCTGGTGACGGTGCTTACGTTGGTACATTGTCTAGTACCGTTCTGACTTCTGCCGAAGCCACAGCCCTGGATACATTCCTTGGCTTGACTGAGTACGCCACTGGTGAAGAGCGTCTTGACGTTTTCCCAATCCTGTTCCCTACCAAGGGTTCATTTGCAACTGTCGGCCTTAAAGGCAACGGCAAGATCAAGTTCAACGCCCAGGCGCCGAGCAAGATCGAGCTTAGTAACCCTTACGGCACTCAGGGCTTCTTCAGCTACAACATGTGGTATGCAGGAATAATCCTGCGCGAAGAGCGTTTGCTGAAAATCTACGTTTGTGCCTCTGCATAAGTCGTAGCGTAACAAGTACAACGGTGGCCCCTGTAATGGGGGCCTCCTATTTAATTAAACAACCTACGGGATTTAATACCATGACTGAACGTGAAAAAATGATCGCTGATGCTCAAGACCTTGAGCTCAAATTCCCTGGCAATATTTCTAACATTAAGCTGAAAGCCCTACTGGCCGAAGCCCAAGGTTTGCCTGTTCCTGATACCTCCGCTGCTCCTGCAGGACCTGCCGTTAAAGCAGAACCTGAAGAAAGCATCAAAGATATCAACATCAATGCCAAAGAGACTCATCGAGAAGCTTTGAGATCTACCGCCCTTCAACGTCGTAAATACGTGAAAGAACAGAAAATAGCATCTTTCAAAAAGCAGATTGTTACTATTACGAATAAAGATCCTCGTGATAATAACGTCACTACGACCGCTTACCTGAGTTTTGAAAACCAATATTTTGGTATGGCGCGTATGGTTCCCCTGGATATACCAGTCGAACTCGAAGTAGCTTTGATAAAGATTGCTGCAGCTTGCACTATGACTCTTCACAAAGACGAAGTTGTCGGAGGCAAACGTACCGGTAATAAAACACCTGTTCGAGTTAAAAAATATGCAATCAGCTATTCGCAAAAGCAACCTGACTAAGGTAGAATTCGTGAATGTATATAGCCGGCAACGAAATAACCATTACGTGGATCCTTGCACCCACTGATACTCCGTTAGCGGCTACTGATTATGATATCAGGTTTGTCCCATCCGGCTTGGACGGGACTTATACGGATGCCGCAATTGTAAACTATGTGGCGCCGACCGCACTATTCGCCGGCAGTATTCAATATCTCTGGACTCCAGCTCAGCCTGGCCACTACCAGATCTTCCTAACTTGTGGCGTTGCGGCTGCTTACACAATCAAAGATAAGAAAGATTTCTGGGTGTTTCCGTCATGAGCTTAACCACACAACCATCACTTATAGCCTTAGGCCCTGCTTCCATTATACCAGCGCCTGTTGAATTAGAGTTTGGCTCTAGCACTACTGAAGTCGAGATGTGGAGTATAGCTACCGACGGAACTAAATTCGTTATAGCTGGCCGGCAAAACGCTGGTGGGTGGGGCGTATTCGTTACCACCGGTATGAACTTTGATAGCTGGACTTTCCATGCCCAGGCCATGGTTACTGACACACCGAAAAACCCGCACATTGCTTACGGCAATGGTAAATGGGTAATGACTACGTACTACGGAAGAGAAGCTTGGCACTCAACTGACGGAATTACCTGGATTGCTGCTACTACCGTACCAAGCGGCCCATTAAGAATAGCCAGCTACATCACATACCTTAAAGAAAAGGATGTGTTCTATATGGGTAGGGAGCATGGCTGGTACTCAATTGATGGTGGGGTAAATTGGCTCGATCGTGGTCTACTACAGACATTCCCTGAAGTAGGGTTTTACGATTGGATAGAAAGCCCGCCAGGCTTTGCTGGTACTACCTTTTTAAGTATGGGCCAGGAACGAGGAATATACGACAATTTATCAA